TCTTCTTGGTCAAGGTCTCGGCCTGGTCCCGCGTGGCGAGAATACCCGCTATCGGAACGACGACCGTGGTTGGGCCGCCGACGATAAACGTAAGCGAATGGCCGCCCATGACCAAGGGCGCATCCGAAAACAGGCTGACCGTCCCCGTCCCCGCCTCGAGCCTCAGTCCCGGCCCGACCGAAAGCACGAACTCGTTGTCCAGTTCCGCATTGGCCGAAAGCGTCACGAACGATGCGCTTTGCAGCGCCGAGGTCGCTTCCACGTTCGCGGTCGTCGTCTCGTCGGCCTCGGCAACCCGTTCCTGCAGGATTTCGAACTGCCGCGCTGCGCGTGGATTGAATACCCGCTCCAACTCGCCGCGATCGATGAAATACGTCCGGTCGGTCATGCGTTCAGCGGCTCGGCCTGGACATCGCCCCGCGCCAGCGCCACTTTGCCGCTCCCTCTCAGCCTGAAACCCGCGAGCCTGTTGCAGCGCACGTTCGGGCGGAAGATCACCCGCCGGTCGCGCCGGCCGTCATGGCGAAGCGGGCGCTCCTCGCTCCAAAGTTCCCCGTCGCGAGTCATGGAAAAGAACACCGTCGAGCCGTCCACCGGATACTGCCCCGCGAACTCGACTTCCCGCAGGATGTAGCCCTTGCCGTCGTTGAACAGCAGTCCTGCATCGAGCGACCAGCCCGGCTCGGTCCCGAAATGCGCCGTCTCGGCGTCATCGAGATAACCCAGCGTCGGACTCGCCCCGTCGCCGACGTAGTGCCGCCCCCCGGCCCATACCGCGTTCCTCGGGCGATACGGGCCGTCATCGGTTTGCAGCCGGTGCCACAGTCCCTTTTGCGCTTCACCCGAAGCGGAAAACGTCAGCGCCACGCTCTGCTCGCCGGCATGAACCACGATATAGCGCTCGTGCCCGATTTCCCGCGCCTCTATGGTGATCGAGGAGACATCGGCGCACTCGGCAAGCATCGTATCAACGTCCTCGTCGCTGATACGAATAGCCGCGCCCTGGCTTAGCAGGAACACGCCAAGGGGCTCGTTCTGCCCACTGCCGACGAACGCCAGCGTCCCGGCAATGCGGCACTTCGCCTGCGCCGAGATCGCGCCGTAAGGCACCATCGCCCCGATTACGTTCTGGAACGGAAAGCCCATGCCCCCGACGTTGCGGAAGAACTGCAGCGAATACCGCCCGACCGCGACCAGCTCCTCGTTGACCACGTCCACCCCGACGATCGGATCGGGCACCGTCTCGGCAGAGCCATACTTGAGAGGGTCAACCTCGGTCGGATCGTTCAACTCGGTCACGACGATGTATTCGCCGTCCGTGGTCACGAAATATCCCCCGATCCACGTCACATCGAGCACTATCCCAAGGTCGGGGTCGGTTACTTGCGAAAGGCTGGACCCGTCCCAGTAGTAGAGCCGCTGGCTGGACGCGACGGCGAACCGTCCGAAGCCGTGCGCGAACGAGCAATTCCGCCCGTCCGACGCCAGCGTGCCGAGGGTGGTAATGGCCGAGCCCGAGACGGAAACGAGCTTGTCGCCCATCACCCGGAAATGCCCTTCCGACCACCATGTGCCGCCCCGGTCGATCCCCGGCCCATTCCCGATAGCGACAGCCCCCGGCGTAGTGACCATCTCGCCGCGGCTCACACCGCTTTCAACGACCTTGTGCGACAGGTTCAGAGGATGACTGACGCGGAACGCCCCGTCCTTCACGCGGACGCCGCTTTGCAGGGGGAACTGCATTACTCGGGCGCGGGGAAGAACACCCCGCACAGCTTGCCGCCGGCCCCTCGGATAGTGCCGGGCTTGTATTTCACATCGGGTGGCGTGGCGACGCACAGCCGCGAATAGAGATCGGCCTTGACCTTCTTCGCCTCGGGCGAAAGCGTCTTGCCGATGGTCGGGGCCAGCCTCTCCGCAAGGGCGTAGGCCACCCCGTCAAGGTGCTCCCAACCGATTCCACTCTCTTCCTCGACCACGGGCAGGTTGCCGTCGATCAGGAAGCCGAGCGTGCTGAAGGGCCATTGCCGCGCGATGCTGGCCAGCGGAAGCATGGCAGCGGCGTATTCGTCATCCGTCCGCCCGAACATGGAATCGGACAACCCCTCGACCTGATAGGCGCGGTCGACAATCTGCCGGTTCGTCGGGCCGGTGGGGACGGGGATCTCGGTCATGCCTCGAACACCTTGGACTTGGCGTATTCGATCGTCCTGAGGAGCCGCCAGCGATCATCGAAGTTCGCCATGCCCCAAAAGACGCGCTCGCCCTGATCGTCGGCCACGATCACGATATCGCGCACGTCCCCGCTCTCGACCTTCTCGGCCAACTCCCGGAGCCGTTCGGCAAGTTCGGGGTCGCCGGGGCGTTTGAACGCCTGGACGTTCACGCCATGCGCCTGCGCAGTTCATCCGCACCCCAACCGGGGAACGGGCGCTTGCCCATCTTCGCCTGGTATTCGGCACGAAGGGCGGGAAGATCATCGGTCGGCTCGGGCGACACGCTGCCGCCTTCCTTGCCGTTGTCGTCATGGTCGAGCTGCGGACGCTTGGCCTTGAGCCCCCATGCCGCCTCTTTCGTCAGGTGCCAGCCCTCGGCCAGAAGCTTCTTCTCCTCGGCCTCATCGGCTGCACCCGCAACCGCATAGGTCCGCCCGATCCCATACGGGCCGGGAGAACGGAACAGGTGCTTGGGATAGGTCATCACACCTCCAAAGGTAGAGGCGGGGCCGAAGCCCCGCCCCATCGGTTAGCCGGCGCCGGCGTCTTCCTCCATGACCCCAAGGGCCACGAGCACGTCGGCGATGTCGGCTGGCGTGTCGGAGTAGGCCGCCGGATCGGCACGAAGCGCAGCCAACGCCGCGATATCCGCCGAGTGGTCGAGCGCAACCGGATCGGTGTCGGTGTCCCACGAGAGACCCCACTCGCCGGCCCGGATCGTGACCTCTGTATCGTCGGTGAAAGCCGCCGTCGTGTTCGCCCCGACGCCCTCGAACACCGTTTCCACGGCATCCGGCGCGTTGGTGAACTTGACAACCTTTTCCACCCGATACTTGGCCTCGCTGTAGGTCGAGAGCTTGTCGCCCGCATCCACCACGGTTCGAACGGCACGTCCGGGAGTGATGAAATTCGCCATCTCGATACTCCCTTTAGGACTGGCCGAAGAACAGCACGCCGTTCATCTCCGGGTTGGTGTTCACCACCCCGAACAGAACATTGAGCGTGAACTCGCTGGTGAAGGTCGAGTGGTTGAAGAACTTGGTCATCACCACTTCGAGCCCCTGTTCCGTCGTGGCACGAAGCACCGCCGGACCCTGATCGCTCGGAACCGCATAGCGGCCCGGCAGAAGCTCGACGCTGTCCTTATACCAGAACGGGTTCAGCGCCGCCGTCTTGGTGTTCAGGAAGGTGATCGCAGCCGTCGCGCTCGGCGAAACGACCTCGATGTTCTTGTAGGCCAGTTCGGCATCGGTCGGCGAGCCGGTCGCACCGATCAGCGGCGGCGAGATCGTCATGGTCGTGCCGCTGTCCACCGAAATCACGCGGAACGTCTTGGGCTGGCCAGTCGGTTCCTTGTGGATGTGGTGGACGCTCTCGATGCCGTCGATGGTGAAGACATCGCCCGCCTCGACGCCCGACGTGGTCGAGACCGTCACCTGCTGGTAGCGGTTGTCCACGTTCGACTTCTCGCCCGTCGCAGCCGTGCTGGTCGCAGTCGGCTTATACTGCACCTGAGTGCCGTTCGTCGCGATGGTGACGGTCGCCGAGTTGGCGGTAATCCGCTTGCCGGCGTCGGTCTTGTAGGTCTCGAACCCGGCGACCATGCCGACATACGAACGCTCGAACGCCTTGTCCGACTTCGCGTTGCCGAACGAACGGGTAGCCGCGGCAAGGCTGCCCGCCAGCCCGTTGTAGTCGCGGGTGTTCAGCGCGAGGTAACGGTCGCCCTGCGGCACGCCCTGCTCGTTCAGAACGCTCTCGACCAGCGCAATGTCGTCGTAGTCGCCCGTAGCCGCCCCGATCGCAACCGCAATAGTGCCCTGCAGCGAGACCACGTCCCGAACCGCCGTGTTCACGTCGGACGCGAGCCGCTGCGATGCGGCCTTGCCGAGACGGCCTTCCTGCAACGCATCGCGCAGTTCCAGCGCGGTCATGGTCCACGGCACGGTCTTGTTGAAGCCGAGCGTGGCCGGAACCGACAGCTGCTCCACGTCCTGGAACGTCACGTTCGATCCGATGATGCGATCCTGCGAATTGAGGATGTAGGGCATCGGACGCCAGATGGTGTCGTTGGCCCGCTCCATGAGCTGGCCATCGGTGCCGAACTTGGCGACGTTGCGCGAAAGGACCAGACCGTCCTCGAAACCTTCGAGAATCTGGTCGAACGCAACCCGCTCTTCCTTGGAAAATTCGTTGGTAGCCATTTCCTAAGCCCCTGAAAAAGGTTCAGTTCATGGCCCGAAGCTTGCGTTTGTAGGCGATCACCTGAGTGCGATCCCCCGTCTTTTCCGCTTCGCGTTCGAGCCGCTCGAGTTCCTTGTCCGCGCTGTTGGTGGTGGCATCGCCAATCACCGGGCGGTCGGGGTCGGGGAGTTTGCGCGTTCGCACGGTGAGCTTGCTCCTCAGTTCGCCGACCATCAGCGCGGCATCCAGGGGATTGAGTTTGGAAAGTTCGTCCAGCTTCGCCGGGTTCTTCGAGAGCGCGTAGACCAGTTCCGCGGGCTTCTCCGTCCGCATGATGATCGCCATCGTCTCGACCGGCAGCGCATTGGAGACTTCCGTCTCCGCTGCTTTGAAGTCGGCCACTCCCAGCTTGACCTTGCTCGTCTCGTAGAGACGTCGGC